GGTGAAGCCGAGCCGTGGCATCGACAGCACGGCCTCAACTCGGATATCCACCTGCGTGTCACCGACACGAACCAGCATGGGCGGCCCTCAAATGGAAACGGCTGGCAGAGCGTAGAGCCCTGCCAGCCGTCCACTGTGCCGCATGTGTCAAGCAATCAGCCGCTGACGAGCGTGCCGACGTTCTTCGTGGTCGCCGAGAACGGAGCCTCTTCGCCACGGCCGAGCCGGGCCACGCTGGACACCGCCACGGTGTTGCCGGGCGACGTGTAGAGCGTCAGGAACCGCTTCTTGCCACGCATGTCCACGTTGAACCGAGCCACGTAGCCGGAGTTGGCCCCGGTGGTGGAGCCGGCCGCCACGGTGAAGTCCGTGCCGCCCACAAACCCGCTGATGTTCGTCTGGCCGGTGCCAGTGGCATCGTGCTGCGTCAGCCGCAGAACGGGAGCCGCATTGCTGGTGGTCGCCGTGAAGGGCGAGTACACCACATCGATGGACACGTACTCGAAGCCGAGCGTGTCGATCTCGTGGCTGTGGGTGGCCGAAGCCGCCACGCTCGCCGCCGCCTTGGCGTCCGTCTTCGTCGCTGCAATCTGGATCATGGAATCTGATCTCCGTGGAAGGAACTAGGTTCAGGACGCCGTCTTGAGCGCGATGACCGGGCCAGCCTCGCTCGTCGATCCGAGCGAGTGGAACACCGCATTGGCCCGCACTATGCCGGTGACGAGCGTCTGGTCATACTCAACCAGCCGCTCCTGGCTGACACGCAGGGCGTAGCCCTGACGCAGTCCGAGGGCACCCGCCATCGCCATGTCACCGAAGAGCACCTTGATCTTCGACGCATCCGTGCCCAGCGTGCTGTTCATTACATGCACGAGCGTCACGGGGTAGCCGAGGAACGTCAGGCCAAAACCGCTGGCCACGCTGGCACTGCCGCCCTGGTTGAGATCCAGCCGCTGCATCGCAGCGTGGTAGCCGGCCGGCGAGATGTACCACCGGGCACCAGGCAGGGCGTAACGCGGGCACTTCGCGAGCACGGCAAGGAAGTCTTCCTTGTCAAGCGTCTCGAAGGAGTTGTTGCCGGTCGCCGCCGTCGCCACGCTGGCCGAATAGGCCGACGTGTTGATCTTGACCGCCACGCCGTGGTGGCCGCCGTAGGTGCTGGTCCCGTCACCAAGGAAGATGGCTTCGTCCAGAGCCTTGGCCACCGACAGCGAATGCTCCGTGGCGATCAGGTCGGCGATGCCAACGCCGTCGGCCCAAAGCTCGTTGCTGACCTTCGTGGCCACGCCGAACTTCTGAGCGACCAGCTGCACCTGCGTGCCGGTCATGTCGCTGTAGCTGAACTCGCTGCCTTCGCCGAGCCACGCACCGGTGACGCCGGTGAGCCGCTTCGGGATCATGAGGGTATCGCTGGCCATCGAGAAGTTCTGCAGGGCCGTGGGGGCCACGCCGTACGTCTCGACGTTGCGGATGATCTCGTTGGACACCTCGTCCGGCACGCTGAACCCGCCGGAAGCGTTGACGCCCTCGACCATCGTGCGGCTCTCAACGCCGTGGTCAGCACACCACCGCCGGGCGTTCTCGTCGCCGGCAAACTTGGCACGCAGCCACTGGCCGAACCGGTAAGCCGTCTCGTGCGAGCGGAACGCCTTCAGCGTCCGGCCGTCACGGATGGGCTCGATGCGGGGCTTCTCGTCACGCACCTCGGGGGCCGGCGTGCAACGGTCCGCAACGCTGCGGAGATTCTTGGCAGACTCAACGACCTTGACCTCAAAGTCGATGCTGGCGGCGAGCTTCTGAGCCCGCTCGGTCAGGCCGGTCAGTTCCAGGTCACGGGCCGCGATGTCGGCCTGGTTGTCGGTCTCAAGGGCGGTGAGCGAGTCGATCCGCTCGGCAACGTCCTGGGCTTCGGCGCGAAGAGTCGAGAGGCGGTCCATGTGTGATCTCCAGCGGCGTGATTGCCGATGGAGTCCACTGTGCCGCTACTGGCCCGGCCTCTTGCAGAACCTGACTTGAGAAAGTGTTGTTTTCACAAACGCCACCGCACGAGCCCCGCACCGTGGGCAACGGAGATACCGCTGCCGTTCATCGCCGCAGGCGCGGCTTGAGCGACACCGCAACTTCTCGCCGCAGGTGCAGCGGGCCTCAGACATTGCGGAGCCTCAGCATGGCGGCCCACGCCTGGGCGACGCCACGCATGGCCGAACGCACGGCAGGCGGGGCCGCTTGCTCTCCCTGCGACGCCAACCACGCCTCGTAGGAACGCATGGCCACGCCGGCACTCGTCTGCGGATACGCCGGCACCAGCACCGGCCCAACGTCATAGAGTCCGGAAACCTCGCGGATTTGCCGCACGGCTTTGCCGTCCTCGCCCGTGCGGAATGACTCGTTCTTCGGGTCCACCGTGAAGGCGAACGACGAGCCACGCACGTCACGCCGCTGGATGAGCTCAAGCACGTCGGCACGGCTCACGGGCGGCGTCACCACGTACCGCAAGCCCTTCTCGTCGCTGGACAACTCAAGCGTGCCGCTGGACGTGCGGCCCAGCACGATGTTGCTGTCGTGGTTGAAGAGTGCGACCACGTCGCCCTTGCCACGCTGGCGGCCGAGAATCTTGTCAAACGCACCAGGCAGGATTTCCTCTTTGAACCCGCCCAAGTCAAGACTCAGCCGGTTGTACACGGCGGCGTAGCCCACGATGGCGGCCCGGCCGTCGGCACGGCTCTCGATCACGAGCTCGTCGTCATGCTCGAAGGCAAAGTCGCGGCGTTCAATCTCCATTGCTGTCCTCCTGCTCGGCCTGGTCTTCGGCGTCGTCTTCAGGGCTGTCTTCGGCCTCTACCACCACCGGCGGCTCGGCCATCGGCTCCGGTGCGGGCGGCTCCTCGCCTGCCTTGTCCAGCGTGGTCATGTTCAGCTGAATGAAGTGCTTGTCGCCCTCGGGGCCGAGCGGGTTGAGATTCTCCATCTCACGGATCTCGTTCACGCTCATCCAGCCGTTCTGAAGTGCGGACACGAAATACGCCGCACGGCTGGCATGGTCTCCACGCAGCAGCCCGCTGACGTTGTGCTCGGCAAAGTACTTCTCGTCGTCGTCAATGAGATCACGGGCAATCGCCGCTTCCCAACGCTTGAGATGCGGCAGCAGGCAGTGCTGCACAAACTCCGTGCCCTGAACTTCGATGTTTGAGTACGTGCTGCGGGTGAGATCCTGAATCATGTGCGGCGGCACACGGAACGCCCGGCAAATCTCAATGACTTGGTACTGGCGTGTCTCAAGGAACTGGGCAGCCTCGTTGCTCTGCGAAAGCTCGTGAGCCTTCACGCCGTTGGGCAGCACGGCAGTCCGGTGAGCCCGGTCACTGCCACGGTGCATCCGCTCCCACTGTTCACGCAGCCGCTCGGCCGCCTCAACGGGAATCGGGTTGTCGGACTCCAGCACGATGCCTGGCCGGGCACCGTTGCCGAAGTATGTGGCCCCGTGGGCTTCAAGAGCCTGAGCCAAACCGATAGCGTTCTGAAACAGCCGGTACGTGGGAATCGGGTGGATGCCGTCACTCGTCGTGTACCGCAGGGCAAAAATCTGCTCCTGCCGGTACACCGTCTGCCGGCCATCCGGCTCGCGGTACAGGTAGCGGATCTGGCCGTTCTCCAGCCGCTCCTCCTCCATCCGACTGCTGTGCAGCGGCCAGAGCTCGCCCACCGTGCCACGGGGGCCGGGCCGCTTCTCGGCGTAGCTCGCCCCGTAGTGCAGGTAGAGCCCCGTCATCCAATCCCGAAACTCTTGGGCCGTCTGCCACGGATTCGGTTGCGTGTGCAGCAGGCGGTACAGCGGGTGCTCGGGCACCTTACGCTTGCCGCCCGTGGCGACTCGCTCGTACAGATGCAGCGGCAACGACGACACCGAATCCGAGATGACACGGATGCACGCCGTGTAGGCCGAGCACGCCATCGACGTGTCGGCGTTCACCCGGATGCCGGACGACGTGCGGCCACCGCCCATCTCGCCCCAGTCGATGCCACGGAGCTCGTGCATCCGGTAGTCGTTGGTGGCTGTCTCGCTCATAGGGTGATGATGTCCCAGGACTGGTCTGCTGGCTTCGCAGTCGCCGTAGCGTGGAGCCCAAGTGCCATTACGAGGCTCACGATTCCGTCGATACGCTCCGTCGATTTCTGCTTGCTCGGCTTAATGTTTCCGGCGTAATCGCTCTGAATCGCCACGTTCGCTGCCATCCACGACAGCACTGGGTGGCCGCCGTGCCGGATCTTGTCCGAAAGCACGAGGTTCTCCAGCTGCTTTGCAGGGCTAGACATTGAGGCGTAACCCTGTCCAAAGCCTGTCACATTGATGCCTTCTCCTTGCAGTTGCGTGGCCAGCTGAGTTGCGTTCCAGCGGTCTATCCCCAGCTGCCGGATGTTGAACTTCTGCGATAGTTCCACGATGTCTCGCCGGATAACGTCGTAGTCGGTGACGTTGCCGTCGGTGGCTCGGATGAAGCCGTCGCGGATCCAGCCGATGTAGTCCACTTTGTCCCGCTGCGTCCGTTCGGCGGCGTTTGCCTCTGGCACCCAGAAGTACGGCAGCACGTCGAATGTGCCGTCCTCGGCCTGGCTCACGAGCACCAACGCCGACAAGTCCGTGGTGCTGGCCAAGTCGAGCCCGGCGTACCACTCACGCTTCTCAAGCTCGTCACGCAGCTGGCCTCCGCACTTCGCCCACGCATCGGGCGACAGCCACCGCACGTCCTGCGTCGTCCAGACGTTCAGCCGATAACGCAGGAATGAGTTCAGCTTCGACGGCGACTGCTCAGCCTCGCGGGCATCTGCGGCGAATGACTCCACCGTTATCGTCTCGCCCAGCGACGGGTTGGCCTTGTGCCACGTCTTCTGATCTTTCCAGTCGTCCTCGGGCGATGCGGCGTAGATGCAGCCGAAGAAGGCCGGGTCTACCGTGGGGTCCGCAATGCACCGCTCAGCGTAGGCGTGCTGCTCCCAGCAGATGCTCTTGCGGTCATAGCCGGCCGTCGTGATCGACAGCAGCAGCGGCGACCGGCGAGCCGCACCGCCGTACCGAAGGGCGTCCCATAGCCGACGGTCACGCTGGGCGTGGAGCTCGTCAAACAGCAGAGCATGGATATTTAGCCCCTCAGCCCGAAACGCATCGGCACTGAGAACACGGTAGAACGAGTTGCTCTTCTTGTGGACGATGGTTTTGCGGCTGTCGATCACCTCGAGATGCCGAGACAACGCCGGCGACGCTCGCACCATCGACGCCGCTTCACGGTAGATGATGCCAGCCTGCTCTCGGTCGCAGGCCGCACCGTAGACTTCGGCACCGGGCTCGGAGTCAAAAGCAGTCATATACAAAGCGATGCCCGCTAGTGTCGTGCTCTTCCCTTGCTTCTTAGGAAGCTCGATGTACCCGACACGGTGCTGGCGAATGCCTTCTGGCGTGAGTCGGCCAAAGAGCTCACGCATGACGTGGTGCTGCCACGGCAAGAGCTTGAACGGCTTGCCAGCGTTCTGGCCCTTGCTGTGCCGCAGGATGTTCTCGAAGAAATGCACAACACGGCGATACCGCCGCTCGCCTTCTTCACAGAGATCAGGCACCGTGGAGCTTGAAGAACTCTTCAACTTCGTCGGTTGGCTTTTCTTCCTTGGCACCGAGCCGCGTCCTGCTGGTAGGTGTCAGGCCAAACTCGCCCATTAGCGACGCCTGCAGGCTCACTAATCCTCGATACAACGGGCCGGCAGGGTTCGGTTTGACGCCGCCCAAGTCGGTGTGCATCACCGGGCCACTGGCCCGAAGCTCCAACAAGCACGCCTGCGTGGCAGCGTACACCTCGCACAAAGTCGCCAACGCCTCGCCATCAGCAGTGGTGAGCGTGCCGAGGCCGAGCAGGATCGGCACGAGCTCGTTCCATTTCTCGACAGCGGCCGGCTCCACCAGCAGACGCTTCGGCATCGGCGGAGCACCAGGCGGTGCGGGCAAGTCGGGCCGAATCTTTCGCTTGCCACGGTTGCCGGTTAGCCGCTTAGCGGCCTCTGGCATCGGCTTCGGTCCTCGTTTCATCGGGCCGCCTCAAAAACGCTGCGGAAACCTGCGGACGCGCACGCGCGG